TGAAGCTAATATAAAAGATTTAGTTCCTATATATAAACAGCTAACTAATATGGATGTTGAAAGTCATGAAAGTGTAATAGATGCACAAAAAGTTTTAAAAAAACATGGTTATTATGCAGATCAATTAGATAGTTTATATGGTCCAGCCACAAAAGAAGCTAGGATTCAAATGGAAGATGATATTAGAAACCATCCTCAGTTTTTAGTCAATATGGTTATGGACCAAGCTAGAGGTTTGTTTGAAAATTGGAATAAGTAATGTCATTTTACGAACAGTTTAAAGATTATTTTATGGCAGATAAAGATATTCAGGATGAACGTATGGCAATATGTAGAGGTTGTAAGTTTTTAACTCCAAAGTTTAGATGCACTCAATGTGGTTGTTTTATGAAAGTTAAAACTAAAATAGCAGGCATGAGCTGTCCAGAAGGGAAATGGTAATGGCAGAAACAATACAATTTGAAAAACCTAATTATTACAGTTCTTATGGTGGTAGTATTATTACATTACCTGAATCATCATCAAATATGAATAGAGAAGGCTTAGCGCTTAAAGATGGTGCATATCGTGGTACTTTTGATAGACAAAAAGATTTAAGTTATACACGGCAATTATTTGAAGCTGGAAATGTTAACGATGATATGTTTGAGAATTTTTTCAACTTTGTAGAAAGAGCTTTTGGTGAAGGACCCTATAACGCAGAACAAGAACAAGAAATTGAGATATTAAAAGATATGTGGTTATTCTCAGGGAATCCTGCAATCAATATTTCTTCTAAAGAAGATAGAGATATTTATGGTTATGAAGGTTCATATTATCAAGAAGGAAGGCCTACTTATAATTTTTATAGCCCTGAAAGATTGGATGATGCGTTATATGAAGAAAATGTAAGCGGAGGAAAGACTTTACATAGTATAACAATACATGATGAAGGGAATACAGATTTAAAAGATCAGTTTTTAGCTGAAATAGCTCATGGTATTCAATATTTTCAAGGCGATTCTGAGATGTATGAACTTCAAAGTCGTACAGATAGGTCTTCAGCGGAATTAAGAAGTTGGGCTAATGATATATTGAATAATTTAGGATTTAATGTTGCTGATCTTGATAAAGAGTGGAGGTATGAGGTAGGTGGTAGTATGGAGCATCAAGCCCATTTAGGACATGAAGATCATTTTCATGGGGGTGGTATAGATGATTTATTGCAGGATTATATAGATGAATATAAAGATCCAAATAAAAATTATTTAATAGATATAGAAGAGTTTGGCTCAGGTCATGCTTTAGCAGGAGTGATTGAGGGTGTAGATTTAAATCCAAGTTATTTAGATTTAGCCAAAAGTTATTTTAATATATTAACTACTGGTGTAGATGAAGTAGCTTTGCAAAAAGAAGTAGCAACAGGACATAGACGTATAAGTAGAAATGTTCCAGGACATGGTTTATTAGAGGGTGTATTTGGTCCTGAATGGAGTGATGAAGATATAGATATGTATTTTAAAACATATGAAAAATAATAATGGCTAATATAAATTTACATAACGTATCAAAAGAAGAAGAAGCTTTAGAATTAGCAAAAAAAGATATGATAGCATTTGGTAAGTTGTTTTTATCAGATGATTTTATGAGGTCAGAAACTCCGTTCTTTCATTATCAAGTTGCAGATATTATATCAGATCCAGACAAAAAACAAGTAGCTATTATTTTACCTAGAGGACACGGAAAGACTGTTTTAACTAAATGTAATATAATGCATGATTTTTGTTTTACTGAAGATCCTTTATTTTATGGTTGGGTAGCTGCCTCTTCTAAAATATCAGTACCTAATCTTGATTATATAAAATATCATTTGGAGTTCAATGATAAAGTTTTGTATTATTTCGGTAGTTTAAAGGGAAGAAAATGGACAGAAGATGATATTGAGCTTAAAAATGGTTGCAAACTTATTAGTAAATCCAACTTATCAGGGATTAGAGGAGGCGCTAAGTTACACAAAAGATATGATCTTATCGTCCTGGACGATTTTGAGGATGAAAATAATACCATTACGCCTGAATCTAGAGCTAAAATCAGCAACCTTGTTACGGCTGTTGTTTTTCCTGCTCTTGAACCTGGTACTGGTAAGCTTAGAATTAATGGTACGCCTGTTCACTTTGATTCATTCATCCAAAATATACTCATTGGGAATGAACAAGCTAAAAAACGTGGTGAAAAGTTTAGTTGGGATGTTGTAACTTATAAAGCAGTTCAAGATGATGGAACTCCTTTATGGCCAAGTTGGTTTGGCGCAAAGGAGATGGAGAGGAAGAAGAAATTTTATAGAGATTCTGGACAACCACAAAAATTTTATCAAGAATATATGATGGAAGTTCAGTCTCTTGATGACTCTATATTTACTAGAGATCATTTAAGATATTGGGATGGAAAGTTTTTACATGATGATGAAAATGGAGTATCTTATATTGTTACTAAAGAAGGGGATCAGTTGCCTGTTAATGTTTTTGCGGGGGTTGATCCAGCCACTGATAGCACTAGGCGCGACACTGATTTTAGTGTTATTTTGTTTGTTGCCGTTGATCGGAATAACAATGTATATATTCTCGATTATATTCGTAAGCGTTCGATTCCTGTTCTTGGAATACCTGGCGAAAATAAAAAGGGTATTGTGGATTATATGTTTGATTATAACAAAATATATCACCCTTCCTTATATGTTGTTGAGGACACGACTATGTCCAAACCAGTTTTTCAATCATTGGTATCAGAAATGCGAAGAAGAAACGACTTCGGAGTTAAATACTGTGCGGAAAAACCTGGTACAAGAATGTCGAAACGTGATAGAATTCAAGAAATTATGGCACAAAGATTCGCAATAGGAAGTGTTCATTTGAAAAAGAATCATTATGAGTTAGAGCATGAAGTGTTAACATTTGGACCTAGAATGGGACATGATGATGCTATAGATGCTTTAGCATATGCGTGTAAATATGCCAGTCCACCAAATTCTATGAAAAAGAAGAAGGATGGAAGTTGGTATAAAAATAAACCCAAAGCTAAAGATTGGGTTGTAGCTTAAAAGGAGATAACAATGGCACAATTTAAAAGATACCCAGGAGAAAATCCTATGGTAGCATCAAGAAGAATAGCAAATAATAGAAGAAGATCTCAACTTGGTATGAGTCCTGGTGGAAATATTCCAAAACCTATAAGTAGACCAAAACCTAATTTTGGTCAGAATGTAAGACCAAATATAAGGCCTATGCCTACAAATAACTCAGTAATGCCTAGAAGAAATACACCTTCTCCAATGTATGGTGGTCCTAGGAATATGAATACGCCAAGTACAGGAAATGTATTAACAGGTAGATTTAAAAATAAAAAGAGATATTAATGAGTTATAAAAAAATGCACATTTGACCATTTAAAGGAACACCTCACCCGGTGGGTGAGAAACATAAAGATGCTCCTAAAGGAGCTACGCATTGGAATAAAAAAGAAATAGCAATTGCTAATAATAAATATAAAGAAGGTGTATAATGGCTAAAAGAATAGATAAAACTGCACAAAGAGTTAATGATATTTTCCAGATTGCTAATGGAGAACATAGAAGTCAATGGGAGTATATTAATCAAAAGGGTGTAGATTTTGCACACGACAATCAATTAACAGACAATGAGAGGATTTCATTAGAAGAGCAAGGCATGCCAACCTTCACAATCAACAGAATCCTCCCCGTAGTAGAAATGTTAAATTTCTATGCAACTGCAAACAAACCTAGATGGCAAGCTGTAGGCGCAGAAGGTAGTGATGTAGATGTTGCCGCTCTATTCTCTGATATGGCAGACTACATTTGGGACCTTTCTGATGGATCCTCTCTTTATGCTAATTGTGTTAATGATACTGTGACAAAAGGTATTGGCTACCTGCACGTTACTGTAGATAAAGATGCTGATAATGGTATGGGTGATGTTGTTATAAAAAACCCTGAACCATTTGATGTTTTTGTAGACCCTAAATCAAGAGATATGTTATTTAGAGATGCTTCTTTTATTTTAGTTAGAAAAATATTACCTAAAGAACATTTAAAGAAGAAATATCCAGAATTTGCAAGTAAGATTAAAAATGCTGGCTCTTTAACAGATAATGATTATAATTATACAGAAAAAGCATATGATGAGTATAAAAAAGATTTTGATTATAAAGAAATAGAGTCTGGTGAATCTGCAACAAAAAAAGGTGAAAGAGATGAACCTGTTGAATTTTTTGAATTATATGAAAAAATAAAAGTTAAGTATGTTAATGTGTTTTATCAACAACCATTAACTAAAGAGGTTCTACAACAAATACAACAACAAGTATCTGTACAAATACAAGAAATGCAAGCAGAATTACAAGTTAAATTTCTAGAGCAGGATAAAGCTATGCAAGAAGCTCTTCAATCAGGAGAGATTATTCAAGAAAGATATAATTTAGAAATACAAAAACTAGAACAACAAATGCAACAGCAAATACAACAAGCTCAACAAGAAATGACAGCTGAATTACAGAACCAAGCAACTATTGTTGAGAATACTGTTATTAGTGAAAAAGAATTTAAAGTATTGCAAAGTGATCCAAAGTTTGCTGAAACTATTGTTGATGTTGTAACTTTTTTTGGAACTAGAATTCAACAAACATGTGTTGCTGGAGATAAAACACTATTTACAGTAGTTCTTCCAGAAGGCATAGATGAATATCCAATAATACCTTTTCATTATAAATGGACAGGAACACCTTATCCTATAAGTGCTGTTTCTCCATTAATTGGCAAACAGAGAGAGGTTAATAAAGCTCATCAACTTTTAATACATAATGCTTCATTAGGTAGTAGTTTAAGATGGTTGCATGAAGAAGGAAGTATAGATACAGATTATTGGGAAAAATATTCCAGTTCTCCTGGTGCATTATTACCAATTAGACCAGGAGCAGTTCCTCCAACTGCTGTTCAACCAGCTCCTCTTAATTCAGCATTTTTTCAAATAGTACAGACATCAAAACAAGATATGGAATATTTGGCAGGCATATATTCTTCTATGATGGGTGATACTGGATCACAACATGAAACATATAGAGGTATGCTTGCAATGGATGAATATGGTACAAGAAGAATTAAACAATGGATGAATAATGCTTTAGAACCAGGATTAAAACAATTAGGAATTTTAGTTAAACAATATACACAAACTGTATATACTGCACATAAAGTATTTAGAATAGTTCAACCTAGTGCACTTCAAGAACAAAGACAAATAGAGATTAATATTCCAGTTTATAATGATTTTGGAGAAGCAACAGGAAAATTAAAAGATTATGGTGCTGCTAAATTTGATATAAGAATAGTTGCAGGATCTACGATGCCAGTTAATCGTTGGGCATATTTAGCTGAATTAAAAGAAATGATGCAATTAGGAATAGTAGATGATATAGCAGTATTAGCAGAAACAGACTTGAGAAATAAAGAACAAATAGCTAAGAGAAAAAGTGTATATTCTCAACTACAAGGTCAGCTTCAAGGTCTTCAAGAGCAATTGAAAAATTCAGCTGGAACTATTGAAACATTAGAAAGACAATTAGTTCAAGCAGGTATAAAAGATAAGATAAGTAAAGCTGAAGTTGAGATAGCTAAAAAACAAACTCAATTAGATGTTGCTACTAAAAAAGAGTTTTTAGAAACTGAAGCAAAACAAAAATTTGCACAGAAAGTTATTACAGATAGTGCAGAGCAACAGAAGCAAAGAATAAAGATGGAAGCAGATAATTTAATAAAAAACTTGCAAAATAAGGATAAGAGTGATTAGATTATCATCAAAATTTCTTAATAAAAGGAGAAAATATGTCAGAAGAACAAGGTAACTCAAAAACAAGTACTCAGCAAGAAGCTGAAAATGCTGTGTTTGACTCCGGTGATTTCTTTGATAGTTTAGATAATTCTGTAAATGGAATTGTCAAGGAAGGGGAAAATCCAAATCAACCACAACAGGTAACCCAAAGTGATAGTGGCTCCGAACAGGTAACCCACAATGCATCGCAAGGCTCCGATAGTGTGGACTGGGATAACGAGAACAATCCTTATAAAAAGAGGTACAAAGACTCAAGCCGTGAAGCTGTTAAAATGAATGATGAGCTTAGGGACTTAAAGCCTTTTGTTCCAGTTCTCGAAGCAATGAAAAGAGATAGTGGTCTTGTTGATCACGTACGTAATTATTTAAAAAGTGGTGGAGCTCCTGCTCAAGACATCAAACAACAACTTGGATTGTCTGAAGATTTTGAATATGACGCACAAGAAGCTGTAACTGATCCAGATTCTGATTCAGCTAAACTTCAAAATGCACATATTGATCAGGTGGTTAAAGGTAGAGTTGGTGAAATTATGAACAGAGAGAAAAAAAATGCACAGAAGATGCAAGCTCAGTTTTTATTTAAAAAACAAGCTGAAGAGTTTAAGGAAAAACATAACATGTCTCATGAAGAATTTATGAATTTTACTAAACAAGCTTCTTCTAGAAAGATGACTTTAGATGATGCTTATTATCTTATTAATAGAGATTCATCCGCTAAAAACATTGCAAATAACACCAAGCAAGATATGCTTAAACAAATGAAGAACGTACGTAATATTCCAACAAGTGCTAGTGACTCTAATAATCAAGGTAACTCAGATAGAAATCCTTCAAATGAAGCGTTTGATAGAATGATGGGCCTTGATGACGATGTAGATAACTTGTTCGGATAAAAAATTCTATATATAGGATTGTTTATCGAACTTTAACAATACCTTACTCGAAGGTACGTAAGTACAGCTGAGAGAAGGTTTAATGGAAGGAGACAGTCCTATGGCTGATTTATTTCAAGTTGGCGTACGTGGTGGTTCGCAAACTGATCTAACAGTTTCAGATGTTACTGGATTAGGACCGGGTGACGGTACTAATTTATCGACTGGCGACCTGCGAAGAAAGTATAACTTTGGTGACAGAGTTTCAGAGCTTTCTTTAGCACAAGATCCGTTTTTTAGATTTTTAAGTAAAGTGTCTAAAAAACCTACGGATGATCCCTCATTTAAATGGGCAGAAAAAAGACCTTCATATCATAAGCGTTATGCATATGTTATGGGTTTTAAAGATAACGCTGGTACTGCAAGTTTTACTAACGGTCTTGCAACTTCTGCTAGTAGTTCAAATACAGGATCTGACATAGCAGCTGGTGAAACATTACATCTGTATATGGCTGGAGATTGGAAAAGCGATGGCAACCAACAAAACATATACGGCAACACAGACAACGACTGGACAGTAGGAGCTTCTGGTACAACACCTAAGTTCTTTCTACCTGGTCAAATGATTAAAATACCTATGGCAACAGCAGATGCATCTGCAACAACTTCATGGGGTTCTGACTATATATTAGCAAGAATCACAGAAGTGGTAGCAGAACATTCTGGTACTGCTGTAGATTCAAAATATCCTACAGAAATCAAAGCTACAGTAGTTAAAGCTACTAGTTCATCTTACTTAGATTTTGCTGGCTTTTTTGCTGGTAATAACTTTGCTCCAGGAGGAGCAGCTGGTGATGAAGTAGTGGCAGATGTTTCAATTTCTGGTACTTTGGAAAAATGTAGGACATACATAGTTGGCTCAGCATTTGCTGAAGGTTCTGGTTATCCTGAAACATGGAAAGACCAACCTTATGCTACAAATTATGGTTTAACTCAAATATGGAAAACTTCAATGGCAATGACTAATACAGCCAGAGCAACATCATTGAAATATGAATCTAATGAGTGGGCTAGAGTTTGGAAAGAAAAGCTAGTTGAACATAAATGGGATATTGAAACATCATTGTTATTTGGAAGACAGTATGAAGATTCAGATAATGGTATTCAATATACTCAAGGTGCTGTTGATTATATCACACAATATGGTAATCAATTTAGTTTAGATACATCTACTAAAAGTTCTGATGATTTTTTAGATGATATGTCTAATCTTTTAGATCCAAGATATAATGATAGCTCAGCTACAGTATTCTTCGTTAGCACTGCAGTTTATAACTGGATGCATAAACTAGGCGGATATATACATAATACAATGGCAAAAGGAATTAATTCTAATGCTGCTATGTATACAGCTGACATTGCAATCACAGGTAAGAAAAAAGTATTAGGTGTAGATATTACTACATTCAATACTCCTTATGGTGATATGAATGTTGCTAGAAATATTCACTTAGATGGCACTCAAGTTAAAATGTTGGGTATTAACTTAAAATATTGTGCATATAGACCATTAGTTGGTAATGGTTTAAATAGAGACACTTCAGTCTACGTAGGAGTTCAAACTTTAGAGAACTCTGGGGTCGATCGTAGAGTAGACTTAATCTTAACCGAAGCTGGTATGGAATTCAGTATGCCTGAATGCCATGCTATCTGGACATAAGGAGGTAGATTATGGGAATCCCAATGTATGGACAAAATAAAGATGGTAACGCTCTTGAAAAACTTGCTGATGGAAATGAGCAGGTTTATAGATTCGCTACTCCTCCAATTGTTTCTGATTACGAGCATACTGCTGCACAGTTAGTAGATGGTACTGCTGGTGATCAGACTATTCATTCATATGCAGATGGTTTGCAATTAACATTCTTTCCTATTGTAGGACAGGCTATTGATAAGCCTGCTGCTGCAACTACTGGAATGGATTATGCTTACGATCAAACAGCTGATGATGGATGGCAATGGGTTATGAGCGATAGTGTTTGTAAAGGTCGTGAAGGCGTAGATCGTTTTACAGTTGGTTTGCAAGCTTTTGAAGCTGAATTAGAGTTTAAACTTGCAGATGTAAGTGGAACTGATGATTGCGCTTTTGGCTTTGCTAAAGTAGACGTTCATAGAGCTGCAATCGATGATTGCGATGAGTTAGCATGTCTGAATGTAATTAGTGGAGATATTAAAATAGAAACTGTTTTAAATAATGGCACTACTACAACTACAGACACTACTGATAATTGGGCAGATGCTGAAGTACACAGCTTAAAAGTTAAAGTAGCAAAAAGTGGTGCTGTAACTTATGAGATTGATGGAAATGCTCCTACTACTACTGCATCATTTACTTTTGATGCTGGAGAAGTAGTGACTCCAATGATGTACTTATTGCAAGCTAGTGATTTATGCGAAAATGTTATTTTGCAAAAATTAATAGTAAAATCTGATAAAGGTTCTTTAGAATAAGAGCATAAACAGTAGTATAATATTTGGGGCTGTAGGCTGCGGAGAGCTTCCCCTCCCTGTAGTCTGCAGTTCCCAAATTTAACAATCTCATTCACGGGTAGTCATACCCTTAGAGAGGAAGGAAATAAATGGCAACGTTCGAAGAACATATAGAAGGTTTAACAGGTGTAGCAATTGGTTCCTCAGGAACAAATCCTACACAAGGTGAGTTATCTTTATTTTTGCAAGATGGAGTAAAAGAAGTTGTAAATAGGATTGTTCAAACAAATCCAACAGAATTGGCTAAATTTACATCATCTACTGAAGATACTAATGATTCTGGAGTAACATTGGTTGGTAAAGTTCTTTCTGTGGTTAGAGAACATGATAGTGTTACTATTTTAAGAAGATGTACTTTAATTGACCCAGGTCATAGATATGAAGCTGCTGACTCTACAAGTTTAAAATATAGATCTAAATATAATCCTGGTTATTATGTTAAAGATGGTAAAATACATACTGTTCCTGCATCTGCTGGAAGTGATAATAGTTCATGGGTAACTCAAATGGCTTATGATACAGGATTAGCATTTGGCGATACTTATAATGCAAGTGCTATAGATAATTTTCCAGATGAATATGAATATTTAGTAGCTCTATATGCTGCAGCTAAGACTTTATTAAATACTATGTCAGCTAAAACTGACAGTTTGCCTAATGATATTGTGATAGAGGTTGTGCAGTTGATTGATGAATCTTTACCAACTTTTACAACGCCAAATGATTTCATACTACCACCTTTACCTCCTGGAGTAGATATAGACTTCAGTAATGTTGCGACTATTATTCCATTTGCACCTCCTGAGCTTTCTTTAGATGCTTTTCCAACTATTACTGATTTAAGTATTTCATCTATAGCTCCAACAAGACCAACGTTTAGTGCTAATACTGTTAGTGAAACCAATATAACTAATCCAACTTTTACTGCAGCAGTTATGAATCCTTTAGATTGGAATGATACAAATAATTGGATAACTAGCGAAGAAGATAGTGAAATGTTAGGAGCAAGAATTCAAGAGATAAGTGTTAAAGTCCAAGAATATCAAGCTAGAATGCAAGAATCTTTAGCAGTTTTCAATAAAGAAAATGCAATTTTACAAAAAGATTTACAAGTAGCTATAGAAAACGTTAATAATGCACAAGCAGATGATAATAAAGAATTGCAAGTATATTCCAATCAAATGCAACAATATCAAGCAGATGTTAATAAAGAAGTTCAAGAATATCAACAAAATTTAAATGCAGATATACAAGCTTGGCAAACAGAGATGGGAACAAAAATACAGAAGTATAATGCTGATCTACAAAATGAAACAGCAAAAGTAAGTGCTTCTGTTCAAAATTTTCAAGCTGAAGTACAGAAAGCTGTTCAAAAATATCAAACAGAAACAGGTTATGATATGCAAAGATATAGTTCAGAAGTACAAGCTAATGGTCAAAAGTTTCAAACAGAATTGACTAAAAATCAAGCTGATTTTACAACAAGTTTACAAAAGTATACTTCTGAGATTCAGAAGGTAGCTTCAGAAAATCAAAGTAAGTTAGCTAAAAATAGTGCTGAAATACAGAATTATTCAGTAAAATTACAAAAACATAATCAAGACTATCAATGGTTGCAATCAAGGTATGTTGCATTGAAGGAAGAATATAATGCAGCTTTTGTTTTAATGAGACCTCCAGCACCACCTGCTAGTCCACAACAACAAGTAAGGAGATAGATAAATGGCAGCAAATAAAGCAACAGTAAGTGTATCTGCGTCAGTTTTACCAGATGATTCTAAAGTTTCTGTTGGAGGAACTATAGTATATGATATAAATGATATGGCAGGTGACGATTGTAAATGGATTTCATATGCTCAAGATATAGATAATTCATCTGAAGCATTGGTTGTAGCAGATATAGGGTTTTTACAAGGAACTACAGGAAATACAACCCCAACAAGAACATCTGCTTCTGATAATTTTGAATTCGTTGTAATTAAACATTCAGGATTCCAATCAGATGGAACTACAAAATCAACTGATAATCTTTTTATTAATTTTACCCATGGCACAGCAGCAGCAAACGCTACTGGTAATTTAGTTTTAGAACCAGGAGATGTATGGTGGGGTAGATTTGCGGGTACATGCGATATTGGAGACTTAACAGCTATAGCAGCATCAAATGATATTAAAGTTTTGATTTATGCTGTATTAGATGACGCATAGGAGAGTAAATGACAGTTAAAGAATTAATGGAAAGAGTTGGCATTACTGAAACTGGTCGTGCAGTAGCATATATAAAAGATGGCTTAGAAGAATTAAATATGATTAGTGAGACTAATATTAGAAATGAAAAAATTGATATAACTGAAGATCAACGATTTTATGATATACCTAATGAAGTTTTACAACTTTTAGAAGTAAGAGTATTAAATCATTTAACAACTAAAAGTCAATATAGAAGAGTTCCTAGGTTGTTGTATAAACCTATAATTAAAGATGCAGACGGGAGTTAATAATGGCTGATGTAAAAGAATATGGATTTTATTTAGAAGGATCTCAGTTAGCAATAGTAGAAAGAGATGTTGCTTTTGACAATGATCCAAATGCCAAAGATTATGGACCAGGTACAGACAAGTATGCTTGGAAATCTCCAATGTCATCTGTTGCTGATGGCATTGAACTAAGATATACTTATGCACCGACTTATAGAATACAATCTACAAATGATGTAGATACAAATATTACTCAATACCAATCTAGAGATGGTAAATTAACTATAGCAGATAATTCGTCAGCTTATATTAATTATGCTACCACATATGCATTAGCTGCTGATAAATATGTAGTATTAGAAAAAGCTGGAAGATTTAATGGTTTGCATAAAATAGAATCTCTTCAAAATAATACAGGGACAAATAATCAAATTGTATTTACTACTAAATATACTGGGAGCGAAAGTACGTGGACTAATTTTGAGGAGACTCCTAATTTATACTATGCATTAGATGTATTAGAA